AACAAACCCCGGCTACCGGTCAGCTGCTATTGTAAATGGCGAAGAATCTATTGCAATAGTTACTGGTTACAAATCTAAGGCCAAAGGTTGTATAGGCAGTTGGCTTGTCCTAACAGAAAGAGATGATTGGGATGGAGAAACATATCCTATCAAAGAAGTGAAAGCTGTAAAAGTTGACGGTTGCAATATCAAAAAGGATACTTTCTATATGCTCATAAACGGCAAAGTAGAAAAAGTTGAATAATTATGATTAAAAGAGACAGAGTAATAGGAATAGACCCTGATTGTGACAAGTCAGGAGTAACAGAACTACATGTTAAGTCAAGATGTTTAAACGTGACAAATCTCTCGTTTCCTCTCCTTGTTGACTACTTAAAGATGCTGAAAGAAGATTTTGTTGATCGGCAAAAAGAATCGGTTATAGTAGTTGTTGAAGCTGGCTGGATGAATGAAAGCAACTGGCACGCTACACGCTCTTCTCCTGCTGCCGCTGCTAAGATAGGTCAAAACACTGGTCGAAACCACGAGGTAGCTCGTAAGATAGCAGAAATGGCAAGGCATATAGGACTTGAAGTTGACGAAATTAAACCTCTTAAAAAATGCTGGAAAGGCAAAGACGGGAAGATTACTCAGGAAGAGTTGTCTAAGATTGTTGGAGGATTAGATAAAAGGTTAAATCAGGATGCCCGGGATTCCTGCATCCTCTCATGGGTCTATGCAGGATTACCAATAAAATTATAATATGGCAAAGAAAGAAATAATTCAAGCAAAATGCAAAGATTGCATACACTCCTCTCCCTTCTCCGAGCTTGTTATTACCTGCTCTGAGAAAAAGATGAATTTAGTTGGCAATTCAACAAGGATATGCCATTTGTTTAAAAAGAAATAATCATTAATAAGTCATGAAAACATATCAATTTGAAGAAATAATTTTTTGGTTATCATTTATAGCCTATATGGTTAGTCGTATAGCCAACTTAGAAGGCTGGATGCAAACTGCTTTGCTTGCAAATGCTTGTTTGAATCTCATTTCTGCATTATTTTTTGCTATTAAGCATGTAATACAAAAAAAAGAATTATGAATATAAAACACTTATCAAACACTGAACTTAAATATGGAATTGACCGATGCAATGCTAGACTTGCAGGAGTCATGCCTATGGGCTTTATGGATAAAAGGAGATGCTAAGAGGCATTAGAGCAATATAAAAAAGAATTGTTGAATAAAGGTTATGTAATTTAATATGGCATATAGATATACAGACACGAACAAATGGACGGATAACTGGTTCTGCGACCTGAAAGCAACTAGCAAGCTTCTGTTCTTGTACTTGTGCGACCTTTGCGACCTAGCCGGCTTCATGGAAATCAATGAGAAGAAGATTGGCTTTGATCTAGTACTAGGTAAGCAAGAAGTTGAAAGAGGCCTAAGGGATCTTGACGGACGATTACTTTATTCGATTGATCGTAAATATATTTATATACGCAATTTCATTAAACATCAAAAGAACCTTCCCCTAAATCAGAAGAACCCTGCACATAGAGGTATAATAAGGAGATTAGAGGAAATGAAGCAATTATTTGGTTTTCAATCAATTGATGATTTTTTACTAAAGCCCCTTCAAAGCCCCTTCAAAGCCCCTTCAAAGGGGCTACAAAGCCCCTATGGTATAGGTATAGGTAATATAGATAGTAATAGAGATAAGAATAATATAGGGGGTATGGGGGAAAAAGAAGGAGAAGAGGAAGAGAAAGATGAAAAAATAGGTAATTGGAGAGAAAGCTTCGATGTATACTGCGATCGGTTGAGAGACGCCTATGAATCCTTATCAAATGATGACGAGTTCATAGCTCAACGCCAAAGTCTGCATCCAGGTATAGATATCCGATTGTCACTAAAGAAAGCGTATTTAGATTACTGGTCTACCGAGCTGGGATGGGCTAAGAAAAAAAGTTCAAAAAGTGCAAATATTGATTGGAAAAGAACATTTACGAATGCCTTAGACCTGCCTTCCAATCAAGTTAAAAAAGCTAGGGGAAAAGTAGATTACCAATCATTAGCGTCAGAAAGGCAAAGGAATTTTTACTCCTATCTGGAGAAGGAAGCTTCGCTAATGCTTGAGATACCTCTATTCCCCTCCGATGATGAAATATCCGAACTCAACAAGATCAACCGGAATATTCTTACTGAGATAGTAAAGAAGATAAATAACGACGATAGGCTGATAAGATTTAAAAACAGCATATTCGACACAATTATGGAGATTAAAAAGAAAGAATATGGATAATAAAGTTTTGCCCCATGACGTACAAGCTGAAAAGCTTGTACTAGGTACGATCATGTCAGATAAAAATGCCCTTAATGAGGTAAGAGATATGCTTACTCGGGATTGTTTCTATGACAGGATTAACCAAGATATTTATTCGGCTATAACCCAAATCGACTCACGAGGAGAAAGTCCTGACATGATTACGGTTGTCAATGAAATGAAAAAGACGGTTCAAGATGTAGATCCATTTGTCGTAAGTCAAATAGCATGTTACTATACCGCAGACATCTATCAACATGCTGCAATACTTCATGACAAAGAAAAAAGAAGGCGTTTTATTTCAATAGGCATGAACATGCAAAACAGGGCTTATTCCGAATCTGAGGACATAGTGGATATCTTATCCGAAGCAGAAGAAGATCTAAAATGCATGTTTCAAACATCTAAAGACAATATCTACACAATTGGGGACGCGATCAAAGAAGTTTCTTGCCAAATGGAACTTAATGCATCTGAATCAAAACAATTGACTGGAACACCTACCGGATTCAGCCAAATAGACAGCAGAAGTGGAGGTTTGCAAAAGTCCGACTTAATAATCATAGCCGCAGACACTTCTTCTGGAAAAACCAGTTTGGCTATTGCTATGACGTTATCAGCGGCGAAAAATGGATATGGAGTGGCTTTTTATTCAATGGAAATGAAAAAAGAGCAAATAGCTGCAAGAATGATTTCCATTGAATCTGGTATACCATCAAATGAGATTATGTATTCTCGTCTTTTACCCGAACAATTTAATTGCATTGACAAGGGTATAGGTAAAATCTACGATAAACCCATTTTTTTTGACGATAGAAGCAATTCTAACATCGATACGATACTTGTATCCATTCGGACAATGAAACTTAAATACAGAGTCTCTGGTGTGGTCGTGGATTATTTGCAGATTTTATCTGTGAACATGAAAGGAAGCAATACCGAACAGCAGATGGGAGAAGTAGCACGAAGACTGAAAAATTTAGCAAAGGAATTAGATATTTGGATTATTGCCTTGTCGCAGCTCAACCGTGACAGTCTTAATCCGGTTCCATCTTTAGCAAGGTTGCGTGCTTCAGGTCAAATTGCAGAGGCTGCAGACGTCGTCATGCTGATTTATAGACCAGAGCTATATAATAAATTTTATCCTGAGCCATTTCAGAATTCTAATGTCAATGGGACAGCCATGATAGATATAGCCAAAGGTCGAAATATAGGATTGGCTAAATTTATCGTCAAATTTGATGCTAAGACTACCCATTTCTCCGAATATGATTATTCTTGGGATATGCCACAACAGAGCCAGGAAGAATATAAACCCTTTTAATCAACAGTCATGAAATCAGAAAAGAAATATTACCACCTCCTCACAAAAGAAGAGGCCAAATACGCTATGTCTTTACCGGAACATGTATTCCGACGAAGATACAAAGAGCCAGACCAATGCAGATATTCGGATGCAATGGATAGACAATTCGGATGTGCCTGGATTTTTAGAGATGATAATCAGAGAACTGATATCGTAAAACAATGCAAAGAATGTCTTTGCAGGGCTATAAATAAATAACAACATGAAACAATACAATAGTTGGAACGAAATAGATCAAGACACAGGAGGACTTGTAACGTCTCTCACATACATCGTTCTGTTTCTCAACGATCAAGTGTACAACTCGACAATTGAATTGAGAGACAATATCAAGGATACCTCTTTTTACAAGCATGAGGTAAAAAAACATGTCAACGACCTTTACAGGTTTATGAGGTCATATAACACCAACATCGGTGTTACCGCCAAGGTCAACCAAGAAGCATTAGCGATAATCACTCAAAGCATGGAAGACGATATAAAACCTCATATTGACCGATATGGTTTTGCTATCAGCCAATCATTACATAATGCCGGTATACATGGAGGACTGAACAATTTGATATCCATATCATCCACGATCGACATGTTGTGCCAGGCATCTAAAATTACAATACGGGACTTTTATACGGCAATTAGCAAGTACGCACCACTTGCCTGTAACCCGTTATTGTATCTTTCGATGGATAAAGCCATGTTTTTAACAAGGCGTATAACAGACTGCCTTACCCCAAAAGATGTACATATAGACCTTAATAAAATACCGACAATATCAACAGCTTTTCAAGCAATTGCCAACAAGTTGTTGAGTCATGAGGTATTTGAAAAGGCTTTTAGCGAATGTGAAATACAATAAAAATCATAAAACTAAAATAACAACTAATATGTAATAAACATGAATGGTAGAACTTTAATCCCATATCAGGGTAGAATTTATATCACACGAGAAGGAATATATGAACCTGTAACCGTTGTGTCAAATATTGTTTCTGGGGTATCGAAATCATTATGTGATTTTGATAATATTCCTCCTATTACTTTTTAAATTCCCCATTCAAGGATAAAAGCATCTATTCTAGAAGGTAAATAATTCAATACTAAAAAGAAGTGAAGCAAATGAATATAGGTTTACTAGCCGTTGATAGCACTTATCCGAACATAGCGTTGATGAAGATCAGTGCTTATAACAAAGCGCGTGGTGATAAGGTAGAATGGTATAATCCCCTCTGTCATTACGACAAGGTGTATGCGGCGAAAGTATTTTCGTTTACTCCGGATTACAGATACTACATTAATGCCGATCAGGTTGAAAAAGGTGGAACCGGTTACGATATATCAAAAAAACTGCTGGAGGATATAGACCGGACATATCCGGATTATAGCTTGTACGGTATTGATAAAGAGGCTTACGGCTTTTTGACACGTGGATGCCCGAATCGGTGTAAATGGTGTGTTGTTCCGGCAAAGGAAGGTGGTATCGCTCCGTACATGGATATCGAAGAAGTTGCAGGAAATCGAAAGCATGTGATTTTAATGGACAATAATGTTCTGGCATCCGAATATGGATTACAGCAGATCGAAAAGATTATTTCCATGGGGCTACGAGTTGACTTCAACCAGGGGCTGGACGCAAGGTTAGTTACCGATGATATCGCTCGGCTTTTGGCTCGTGTGAAATGGATAAAGCGTATCCGATTCGGCTGCGATACTCCGGGGCAGATAGCAGAGATTGAACGGGCTGCAAAATTGATAGATAAGTATGGTTTCAAAGGTGAGTACTTCTTGTACTGTATCCTGATGGACTTTAAAGAGTCGTTTCACAGGGTCAATTATTGGAAGAGCGTTAGCCGTCGATTTGTACCGCATTGTCAACCTTTCCGGGATTTGAACAACCCACGTCAAATCATCCCACAATGGCAGAAAGATATGGCTCATTGGGCTGACCGGAAAGAACTCTATATGAGTTGTGAATTTAAAGACTTTACCCCGCGCAAGGGGTTTAGATGTAGTGAGTATTTTAGTTAATATCTAAAAATAGTTGAGTCATGAAACCTCAAAAAATGTGGATGCTTTTTGACCCTCAGGACAGACCTAATTATCTTACTTTAAGATATTGCAAGAAAGATAGTATTGCTGCTTTCTTTAGGTATGAATATTGGTCAGAAGCTCAGAAATTTGGATGGAGATGTAAGAAAGTACTTATTACAGCAACTTTAATAACTAAAAACACATGAAAACTATGGTAGACCTGATAGAATATCTCAACCAGTCCGGATTTACAGATTTGATACGCACTTACTTGCAAAAGAAGGAATAGAACTACCTCGAATGTATAAGATGGGATATCACAATAACAACTGCATCGGTTGCATCCGCGGCGGAATGGGTTACTGGAATAAGATTCGTATTGATTTTCCGGAAGATTTTGAACGTATGGCAAAATTGGAACGTGTTGTCGGGCATTCTTGCCTGAAAGAAAGAATCGGTAATGAAACAAAGGCTTTATTTCTCGACGAGCTTTCACCTGACCGTGGCGATTTCCCTACTGAGATAATGCCGGAATGTGGATTGTTTTGTGAATTAGAATTTATGAATTAGCGTAAAACTAAAAATAAGTGAGCCTTGGGCGGCTTTGTAAAACCCGTATATCAAATGAAAACATTAGACGAAAAATCAGTAGAGTACTCTAACAGATTGTGTAATCAGAGCGGTACTTACACAAAGGGTGAAATTGAAACAGCTTACGTTACAGGAGCAGCTGAAAACTCAGAATTGAGAAGTGGTGAATCCGGTACATTTGGGCAAGCTTTAGTCTCTCTCCTGCGAGGATTAAACATTGCTCGCAAAGAATGGGATGGCAAATGCTTTATTGTAAAGCAGATCAACTCAGATATTGAGCCTAACATTGTCCCTAAGATGCAATCACTTCCGTATGCTGCAAAAGAGAAAATAGGTAAACATGCGGATGGTTCGATTCATTACCGGGACCAATGTTTAGTAGTGTATCCGGATGCAGAATACGGGTGTATGGCTACGAACTATGTGCCTGACTGGCAAGATATGTTTTCCAATGACTGGATGATTGTGGAATGATAATTATTGCTATACAGTTGTTTCTATGCCACTGTATAGCAATAAAATAGACAGTCATTTCAGTATCCCATTGATTTTTGATAGTTCTCGAAACAATTCATTAAGTAATGTTTGCTCTCTATCAGAAATGGGATGCTTGGATTTGAGTTGCTGAATACGTTCTTCGAGTTCTAAACTAAAAAAACAGTGAAACAATGGACTACAAAGAAAGAAAATTCACAGTAGGTGGTGGTGAATTGACCTTTAGAGGTGCAGGATGGCAAGGGTGTTTGAATATTCTTCCCTATCTAGATAATCCCGGTTACGGAATGCATGGTTCGGAAGTTCTAATGTCACATTCTCCGCTCCAACCGTTACAGCCACCGTAGGCAGGGTATTGAAATTCGCTCTTCCAATTGACGGGAATGGGAAAGGGAATCCTGTAAAAAAGCTAGGCCACATAATCACCTCCTTTCTTATCCGGATCAACCCCAGTAGTTATTGCAACCACATCCGTAACCACCGCGTCCATATGCCGCGTCACCTGCATATGCTCCGAAAGCGGATGCACGATAAGTTTCCGGATTATACACCTGCAATTGTGGATAAGGGACAGATACCGTTGGAGGCATTTTGCACTTAATGCCATCTACATCACTTTGCAATGCCTGTAAGCCGGCTACCAACGGCGCGATCTGTTGACCGAAGTTGCTCAAGATTGTTGCATTCTGATTACGCTGAGAGATTTCCCCTTCCAAAACTGCAATTTTCGCATCTCTTGCTGCGAGAGCTTCCTGCTGACGGCGTGCTTCTGCAGCATCCATCTTGGCTACAATAGCCTGGAATCCTTCACGGTAAGCATCTGTCAAAGAACGTGTATTACCTTCCATTGTACGCGTAAGCGTATTCATGTTTTCGCAGCTCGCTAAGCGACTTTCATATCCCTGACGTTCAATTGCAGTCTGTGTTTTACAACAACAATCGGCTAATTGAGCAAGAACGGACTGATTGCCCTGCATGATTGCAGTGATGATACTGTTGGTGTTCTGCCCCATCTGATTTCCGAGACTGCATATTGCCTGAGATACAGAATTGATACCTGCAAGGATCTGGTCTGAAGATGAGTTCAATGCTTGGGCAAGTGATGCGATGTCCACGCCATTACGGTTAAGCATCTGCATGATCATTTCTCTGCCTTCATTAGCGCCCTGATTGTTGTTTCCTCCGAAACCAAAGTTACCGTTACCAAAGATGGCGGCAATCACAATCAACGCAATAATATCCTGAAAACCACCGTTGTTCCCAAAGAAACCGCCGTTACCTCCTCCCCCGTTCATTAATCCCATGAGGTAACCTGTGTCAATACCTCTGTTCTGCAAAGACGGAAGGATTGATGCAAGCAAGCCGTTACTCGCTCCACCTGCCCCGTCTTGATTAAATACATAAGTTTTTTCCATTGTATTTTAAATCTTTGTTACGGTCAATATCAACCGCATCGCAAATGTCGCAAAACAGTAATTGTATTGAATGATAGATTTTTGTAGGGTTGTTGTAAGATTGTTGTTATACATTCATATTTTTTTGTTTGTTTCTTTTGCTATATCACAAATTGTTCGTATGTTGTGGTGTTCAACAATGTCATAGGCAAGCGGAAGCCTGCCATTTGCGTAGGCATTTTTTATGTCATAATATATTACTTTGTAGTTGGGATATTGAAAGATATTCGGCTGTTACCCCCGTGTGGAACGTTAATGCGTCCACAGCCTATGACGGTGTTGAACAACGGGAAAGGGCAGCCGTTTTTCTTTGCCTATAATGCCAAAATAGTACGATTTCACATGGCAGAATTAGTAATTCAAAACAGTAACGGCAGCGATGTTACCACTTCTTTAATCGTTGCGCAGGTGTTCGGTAAGAACCACAAAGATGTATTGAGAGATATCGAGAAACTCTCATGTTCAGAAGATTTCAGGATGCGCAATTTTGCGCATACCCCCTACACTCACCCACAGAACGGTCAAGTTTACCACTACTACGAAATGACCAAAGACGGTTTCAGCTTCCTTGTCATGGGTTACACAGGCGCAAAAGCCGGAGAGTTCAAAGAAAAATTCATTTCCGAGTTCAACAAACGGGAAATGATGCTTAAGGATGATGATTACATTCTCATGCGTTCGCAGCAAATCCTACAGAAACGGGTAGAAGCAGCAGAACAGAGAGTAAAAGCCCTCGAAGCCGACAATGCCGCCAAAGAGGAAACAATAGAGCTCCAGCAGAAAGAGATTGCCCTAGCTGCCCCTAAAGTCCAATATGTTGACACCGTCCTAAAGTCCGTCAACACCTACGCCACAAACTTGATTGCAAAGGAAATGGGTATGAGTGCGGAAACTCTCAACAAGCGACTGAAAGAAAAAGGTATTCAATACCGGCAAAGCGGCGTGTGGGTTCTGACGTCCAGATACCAGGACAAGGGATATACCAAGACAAGGACACATACCTACACCCGTTCGGACGGTTCTCAAAGCACGGCTATGCTTACTGTATGGACGGAGCAAGGCAGAGAGTTCTTGCATTCTTTATTCAAAGCGTAAAATATACACACAAACACATTATCGAGGTACGGAGTAATGACGTACAGCCATTGTTACACCTTTTTTACAAACAATTAAACCTAAGTATTGCACATGGAAGCAAAAGAAATAAAGGTCAATTTAGACCTAATGAATGCATTAATCAAGATGCGTGAAGCTAGTATTATTTTCGAAGAACAGTTGAATGTTATTGGCGAACAAGCCGGCATTGATTATATAGAAGAAAGAGAAGAGTTTTCGGATGGACTCACCCATTGCATGAACGCAATTGGAAAGATGATCGGGGAAAGCGTTGTTAATGGCGTTTGCTGTTCGATACCAGGTAAAGCTGCTACATAAAAACCAAATAGCGAACTCTAGCACGATGGAGTCTTTCGTACCCAACGTGTCACGTTATGAAGGCTGATTAACACACAACGTTATTCAGCCTTCGTTATATCATATTTTAAATGGCATACCAAGCAATTCGCGTATATTTTTAACTATAACCATTAGTAGGTAATTTCTACGTATTCTGTCGGGATAAATATTTTTCAACTTGTTGATAGATTGCTGAGTAAATCCGGTAAAAGACGATATTTGCGATTCACTGAATTTATACTCCGACAGTATGACAATCATGATTCCTCGTGAATCAACAATATCACTTCGTTTACATTTTGATAGTATCAGCTCCTCTGATATCTCTGTTTCTTTTGAAACAATTCTTAATATTTCGGCAAAGATTTCTGATTTACACATAAAATTTGAATTTTAATTTTACCTTTGCCCTTGCTACATAAAACATACTATACAATGCAACAAAAGCGTAACCACTCGCACGTTGGGGACTCTAATGTCTTCAACGTGCGAGTGGTTACGCTTGTGTATCAGTTTTATGTAGCAGTTAAACGGATACGTTGGGGGCTTTTATTTTACCTCTGAAGCCCCAGAAAAGAGGTGCTTATGAACAAAAAGCTATTTCGTTACCATAGTCTATAATAGATTCCTACCCCAACATAAGGAGATAAACCAGACCGACCAACACCGTAACCTGCCGACACACCTAATCCCCACCGACGAGTCGGTATTTTTTGCGTGACATAGACAGTCTTCGGAAAGACATATATGCTATCCAGAGCCGCGTTATAGCCGGATACCCAAGCGTGATAATCTGGTGTAAAGTATTCCTTTTGGATGACCGGCAGAAATACTGTATCACCTTTGATGTACTTAACGATCGTGTCTGCCGGGACCTGGATATACTTTGTCACTGTTTCTCGTACTGGAACTGGCACTGTATCACGTAAGGTGTCAACAATGATGACAGTATCCGTTTTAGGTGTCATCATTGATGAGACTTCCCGAACATGGTAGCCGATAAAGAAGCTTGTCCCCAACCCGATCATCAGTAATATGATGTGCCAGGCTTTCATAACAGATCCCAACCGGCAATAACGTCGTACATATTGGCTTCCCGACCGTTCTCGACTTTAGACATCCCGGCAACGATCCGGATCATTTGTTCGCGGTCGAAGTTGAGCAGGTCGTCGGGTCCGATCCCGGAATAGCTACTTACCAACGACACGTACGCGGCCGTATTGTTCTCGTTTTCCGGCGCCCATCGGCTGATCATCTTCCGGATTGTCGTTAACTTGTACACCCTATGATAGTTTGACAGGATTTTAAATACTGCCCGGTAGCCGTAAGCCATTGACTTAAACTGTTTAAAATCTTTGTCACGGCTAGGGTTCACCTCACCTTGAAACACATCACTGTTGCGTCTGATGTTCCCAGGGTTGTTGTTACGTAGTCCACGCGGTAATTCATTCTTTTTCATTTTTATTCTCCTTTTCTTTTGCCGTGATTAAAGCCTCTGTAAATGCGTCTTTCAGCATATCTTTATTTAATACACTCCCTATAAGAGCAGCTGATTTTGCAGCCTGTCTAAGCTGTTTTGCGTCTGCCTTTTCCCATATGGATCTAATCTCTGTGATAAGGATAAACACCGTAATCAAAGATGTTATAACCGGCATGTTTGTCAAAAAAGAGAAATGGATAAATTCCCAAAATTTACAAACATAGCAGACTGCATCAATACTCCATGCAATGCAGACACTCCCTGCATACAGGATAAATTTACTTACCGTCCGGCGCATCCCATAAGAATTACGATCTTCTCCTCGTAGTTTTGCTTTATAATAGCCTGATGCGAAATCCCAACTCATCGCAAAAAGGACAAGCACTAGCTCAAATATGGAGATGATAAGCATCCCCCTCATTTCCCAAATCATTTTTATTACCTCCATTTTCTAGTCGATCCTTTTTATTATATCCAGAGCACTAAAGAGTACCCTGGATATACTTTAGTTAAGTATTTATGATAATCATATTCCGTTGTTCAAAAATTGATTTTGTATCGGATAATGCAGCGGTATAGATAGCTTCGCTGTCATCGTCCGATATAGGCCTGTCGAACGAAATATTTTTGGTTCCGTCTGCATTGATTGTAATATACCCAAACCGGACATCAGCCTTTTTGACCGTTCCTGTTATCGATGTTACGTTCTGACCTTCATCCTGAGCTACGTTATACTGTATATCGTAACCTGCAACATTGTTTAGGTAAGTACTTTTTACCACAGATGATACTTGTTCTAGTGCCATAATTATTCCTCCTTATTTTTAGTTTTTGATTCTTCACCTGCTCTCGCCACGGCATCAACGAGATATTTTTTTAATGCCGTTCCCAACAAAACCAACATAGTCTTAAAGTCTTCCTCTGAAATATCAATTGGGGCTTCTGAGTAGTATATCTTTCTTGCCAACTCAGACATTGGGACACTTTCTGATGCCCTGTGAAGAGCATTCCCAAGTGTTTTTCGCCAATCCTGCAATTCAAATTGGTCAACGCCAACTTCTACTTTTAACTCTTTAAAATTGATTTTTACTTGTTTCATTTTCGATAAGTTTTAAAAGTTCATTTATTTTATTTCTAATAACTTGTCTATCAAAATGTATTTTTTCTATATCGTACTCAATAGGTAATCCAAGCATATTCATTTCGTAAGATTTTATGATCTTATAATCAGAATTTGATAGTTCGGACTTCAGCCTATCTATTTCATATTCAATTTGTCTAACTTCCAAAACGTATTCCAGATCAAAGACTCCATTTTTGAAATAATACTTTTTAAAAAAATACGCACGTTCTGGATCATCTGGTACATTTGTTATATTATGCACAGTATAGTCCTCTCCTGCATACATTGTCTCATTGTTAATTCCACCTGGAAATGATCCGTTAAACTGATAACTGTTCAATACTAAACCGTCATTATTTCTTACATATATTTTCATATCACACTAATATGAAAAGCTTTGTATATACCAAGCCTTGTTGTAAAAAACTAAAACCAAAAAATCACCGCTAGCCATCCATCGCGCGCCATAGGATACACCAGAGGCATCGTTT